TTTCACGGGGTCAGGCCCCGATTTTCACGTTCTCTTCCAGCTCCTGATCTGCCTTGTCCTCAGCGTCCTCCTTACTGCGTGATTTCCTCAAAGCCGCTCTTCACCAGAATGGCTTTCACCTTCTCCTTCAGCAGGCGGGGGCAACGCTCGTACAGAGCCTTTGCTTCCTCCACGGTCTCAGCGGACATGATTTCCTGCGCCCATAACATAGCCATCATAAGTACCATCCTTTCGATTTTTTGTGTGATTTTAGGCACCAGCTCCTCTGCCCGTGCGGCAGCAGCCTCGGCACGGGCTGCACAGCGGGATGCAGCGGCACGGTCGGCGCTGGTGCGCTGTGCCGCGGTCTGGGCCTGTGCCGCATTGGATGCCGTGCTTGCAGCACTGGCAGCGGCACGCTGCGCGGCGGTGGAAGCGGTACTGGCACTTTCCAGCACACGCGCCACGAACTGCTCATACTGCGAGGGCGGCAGCTCTTCCGCGCCGCCGTCGATGGGCAGGATGGCGTAGGTGTCGTAGCTGCCGGGCCGGGTGTAGGCGGCGTAGCCGCTGGCATCGATGGCTGCCAGCATCCACTGTCCGCCGGTGCTTCCGGTCAGGCGGCGGTCCACGGTGACGCAGTGCTGCGTGTCCAGTGAGACCGGTGCCAGCAGGGTGCCGTCACTGCGGCGCAGGTAGAGCGCAACGGTGCACCCGGCCCATGCTTCCGGCAGTGTGAAGCACAGCTCGTCCACACCGGCAGCGTTCTGTGCACCGAGGTGCAGGCGGTGCGGCTGGGACAGAAATTCGGTGCCGCCGCACTGCCTTTGAATGATCTTGATGTTCACTTGAAAACCATCCTTTCGATTTTATGCATAGACAATCTCGCTCATTTCAAGCAAGCATTGCTTGAGCATATCGTTGGCGTTCAAAATGGAAAACTCAAATTCCTGTCCACAAATAAACATTTTCTGGCTCCTTTCGTTGCGCCGTGCCCCGGTACTGCCCCGGAGAAACCTGTTTCACGGCATAAAAAATCCCGTTCCGGGACCGGAACGGGAAAGCGGATATCAGGCCTTGACCGCCTTGCCGGGCGCTGCCTGCGTCTGCATGTCGGGGTCGTTCAGGTAATCGTACTCCGACGGGGTGCCAATGCCCTTTACGTCGCAGGCAAAGCCTGCAGCGGCACCGGCGGCACCGCTGGTATCGCTGGTGACGATGAAGGATGCCTGGCCCTTTTCGCCCTTGCCGGTCTTGACACTGAAGTAGACGTAGGGGAAGATCACGCTCTGGCCGGAGCCGAACTTGACCTTGTGGCTCAGCAGGAAATCCTGCGCAGCGTCACCCACGCAGCGGTTGCCGTTCAGGGCAAAGGTGCGCTGAACCTCGCCCTTCTCGGTCACAGTGCCGGCGCGGATATACGAGTTGTCCTCGGTGGTGGCGTTCAGAGCACCGGAGTGCTCCTTGACACGCTCTGCACATACGATCCAGTCACCGACCTTGTTCTGCTCGGTGCTGGTCTGAATGGCAAAAATAAAGTCATCGGCGCGCTCTACGCCGGTGTAGTCGGCTTTCGGCTCGATATCCTTATCGGTCTTGAGCTTAGCCAGAGTTTCAGAAACAGTCATATCAAAACTCCTTTCATCTGGGCTGATAGTAGGTCAGGCGCAGCTGCATCTGCATCCGGCAGCTGCCCGCGCTGCTGGTGACGATGAAGCCGGTGGAGGTGACGGACACGCCGAGGGGCTGGCGGGGCGCTTCCAGTGCAGGCAGGTGGTGGCAGTCGTTCTGGGCCATCACCCAGTCGGTCAGCTGCTCAAAAAAGCCGCTGTTCTGCACGGTGAGCACGTCCGCCTCGCCGCACTCCCGGCGGGACAAAAAGAGGTAGTTCTTCGCCATGTCCCGCCCGGAGAGATACTCGGTCAAAACCGGGTCGCCGGGGCTGTCCTCGATGGAAAAGGCGGTGGCCTCTTCCTCCAGTCCGGCAATGCGGAAGGCCGCGCCGGTGGCTTCCTGTTCCTCGGCGATCAGCGGGCAGGTCTTGAGCCACGCCCGCAGGGCGGCAATGGTGGGTTTGGCTTCACTCATTTTTCACCTCCGAGATACTGTTTTGCGGCATCGTGGGCGAACTTTTCCAGTTCGTCCTTGTGGTCGGCAATGGCCCGCTGGCCCCAGTAGGAGCCGCGCAGGCGGTTGTCACCGTGCAGTCCAGCGCCCTGCTCGTGCAGATAATACTGCCTGCGGGCGTAGGGCGTGTTATAGACCAGCAGACCATTCTTGAAGTCCGATGCCTGATTGACGCTGTTCTTCAGGGTGCCGGTGTCAAAGGGCACATAGGGGTCAACGGTTTTGGCTACCTGCTGGGAAAACGCATACTGCACTTTTGCAAAGCCTGCGTCCATATCCGCCTGCAGGCCGGGCCGTAAGGTGATCTTGAAATCAAAAACCGGTGCGCTCATGGTGTCAGCTCCCTTCCACATGCCAGTGCGGCAGCAGCGGTTCCCGGTCGTCCGAGACAGCCGACACGGTGCAGCACAGGTGTGTTTTTTCGAGTTTGGCATACTCTTCGGCGGTCAAGGCAGACACCGTGCCCTGCACCAGCTTCCAGCCGCGTTTCAGGGTCCAGTGTTTGGCCTTTTCGGCAGCAGGCAGAGCCGCCCATTGAGCGTAGGGCAGATAGCCCATGGTGCACACGCTGGCCGGAATGCGGATGTGCGTAGTGCGCTCCGGGTCCTTGGCAGTGCCGGAGCCGGACGTGGAGCGGCATTCCCGCCAGCTGCAGCCGGGGAACACCCAGCACTCCGGGGTGTCGGTCTCGGTGGCGATGTCGCGGATAAGGTTGACCACGGTGACAGCAGTCTGCATCAGAAGCACCCCCTGTACAGCAGGCCGTGCGGGTCAGCACCGAGGGCCGTGCGGATGATTTCATAGGCTTCCTGCCGGGTGGCTGCGGTCATACTGGCATTGCTGCCAAAGGTGACGCTGTAGCCGTCGTTGGAGACGCTGGCAGCGCCCGGCACAGCGCTCACCGCAGACGCAGCGGCCAACAGTCCGATGATCTGCGTGCAGGCATCTGCCAGCGCTGCCCGGCAGGCCTCACACCCGGCGGCATGGTTCTCCGCCCGGCCAAAGGTGGCGGCATCGATCATGCGGGAAGCCCGGCTGCACAGCACCCCGAAGGCCGCTTCCGGCACCGTGCCGCCCGCCGTGAGGTATTCGTCGTAGGTACAGTACAGCATGGCGGCTCCTTACGCTGCGACGGCAGCGGCGGTCAGGAACGCGAACGGAACCTTGGAGCGGTCGGCATTCAGGCGGGTTGCAGGGTTCGGCAGTGCCCAGCCCATGCGCATGACCACACGCAGGGCCACCATATCCTGCTGGGCGAGGTTGTAAACGATCTCCTTGGTGGAAGGATCCTGAATAACGCCCTGATCCAGCAGCTTCACGGTGACATCCTGACGGATGGAGTACACCAGCTTCTTGAAGTTGCCTGCGATCAGCTGGGCCTTAGAAGCATCAAAGCCGCCGTTCTCCGGGAAGTACATCGGGGCACCGTCCAGCGCGTAGGTGGTTGCACCCTGCATATCGGAACGGAACAGAGGACGGCCCGTGGTATCCACAAGGCCGCGCAGTTCTGCCTTTGCGGTCAGATCGCCGACCACGGCATCCACACCAAAGCCGCCAGCCTCAACCTTGGAGAACAGACCGTCCTTGCCCAGCAGCTTTGCGTAGTCGATGGGGCCGGTGACTTTGTTCTTGGCCGCAAGGGTCAGAACATCGGTCGTCCACTCGGTGGGGCGCTCGCCGCCGAACAGGATGGCGTTGTCGATTTTTGCGCCCATGGCTTCCCGGACGCGGGGCTGTACCTCGCCCATGATGTCAAAGCTGGAATCTGCCAGCACAGCTTCGGGCACGGGCACAATGACGGCCAGCTCTGCGGCGGTCATATAGACATTGTCCCATTCCTGCTTGCTGGTCTTTTTCATGCCGGTGTCACCGTTGACCCAGTAAGCCAGCGGCAGCATGGACAGCACGGGGATCTTGGTCTGGTTAGAGGTCATATTGGCAAGGCGGGTGCCCAGCTGCATGACGGTGGAGCTTTTGGGCACGTCCTGCTGGATGGTGTTCACCAGCTGCTCCCGGATCAGGGCCTCAGCCTTATTGCGAGCGATTGCATCAATAGCCATAAGAATCAACCTTTCTGGCCGAACGCTGCGCGGAATGCAGCATTTGCGGCCTCATGTGTGTTTGCGGGCTGGCCGGGTGCGCCGGTCGCCGATGCGGAAAAACGTGCCATGCCGCCGTCCGGCAGGATAGCACTGGGATCACTCTCTTTGAAAGCCTTGACATAATCATCAAAGCCCAGAATCTCGCCGTCCTTCATGGCAAAATTCTGGGACTTGGCATCTGTCAGAAATGCCTTGCGGGCACTCTCGCTGGAAAATTTCAGGCCGGATGCCTTGCGTTCCAGAGCGTAGCCCTTTTCGAGGGCAGCGATCTGAGCCGCAGCATCGGCCTTGGCCTGCTCGGCCTTGGCCTTCCACTCAGGGTCGTAGCCTTCCAGTTTGCTGTTTGCAGTGGACAGCTGTTCGGTCAGGGTGGTTTTCTCGGCCTTGAGGGTGGTGATCTCGTTCACCTTGGCCGTGATATCCGCGCCATGCAGGTTCATGATGCTGTCCAGCTGGTCCGAGGTGATACCCGGAATGATCTTGCTCACATCTTCGCGTTTCACTTGCGATGTGCTCCTTTCTTTTGTCTGTTGGGTGGATAAGTCCCTGCTGTTTTGTATCGCGGTTCTCATTCCGCACGGGACAAGACGGGGTACGCGCCGCCTTCCGCTGTGGTGCCGCTTGCGGGAGTTGAACCCGCCACCCCCCCGGATTAAAAGTCCGGTGCTCTGCCAACATGAGCTAAAACGGCATGAAAAAACCACTATGAAGCCTTTTTCTGGGCACATAGTGGTTAAAATGGGGGATTTCCGTGAATGAAAGCTTACTTTTTGGGGTGCGGGTGTGGCGTGTATTTATCGTCCTGCGCTGTCTGAATTGCAGATACGATCATGAAAAACAGCCGGGCACCGTTCAGCAGAACGATCTCCAGCAGCGCAAGGATCATCAAAACAACAAGAACCGTAGTAACCATAGTGTACCTCCTGAAAAATGGGTAAAAGAAAACCACCGTCCGGGTGGATGGTGGTTAAGGTTATTCGGTGCCGGGCGGGAGCTTGCCAAGTTCTTTCAAAATACTGTAGCAGTCACGAGCATACATCTGACGGTGTACAGTTCTGTCCCACCCATCGTAAAATGAGTTGCAAATATCATCATATGCCGGATCTACAGGAGTTTCCAGAAGAACCCGCTGCATTTCCCTGACTTCCTGTTCTGTATAAGAAGGTTTATTCGTAGAATTTGGCACCATTTTTCTGCAACTCCTTTATGCAGTCCGAAATAACCCCTTCTGCCTTTTCAAGAACCTGTTCATCCGTCAGCGTGGACTTGAGCAATTCATCAATTGCGCAATCCATTTGCCGAATGGCCTGTTTCGCGGAGCTTTCTTGAAAAGTCGAAGTCTTTTCGATTGCGTAAATATGCCCATCATGTCCAAGAGCAGTAAGCAGCTTCAAATTTGCGTTTCGCGTAAATTGCCGCAGATCACCATTTGAAAAGCTACCGCATGCAGGATGGGTATGAATCGCAATATAGGGTACATCCGGGTTTGGTAGCTGAACAGAATGACCATCCGGCAAGCCGATGATATCCTTCGTCAGCGGCTTCATCTTGATGTCGAACACCCTGCCCACTTCAACATTTTCCGGCTGCTTTGAAGCGACCATGAGAAGGCGCTTGTGGGCGTTTTTCAGCTGTTGCTGCCCGGCGGCATCCAGTGTGTCACAGCTGAACGCCTTAACATTTGCGATTGACTGCATTGTAACAGGTTTTGGCTCCATGTTCAAGCTCGAATAAACAGAGGAGTTTTTCTTCGCTGCCCAATTCGCCCTGCTTGCTTCGCTCCTGCCGAACTTCGGCACGCTGGTGCGGGCGCTGTCCACTCTGCCTCCGGTGGCCTGTGCAAACTCTGCAAGGCTCTGGCGAGCGGCTTTCAGGCGCACAGCGCTGTCAGTGGTGTCCAGCCCGGCGGCGTCCTCGGCCAGATACCGCTTTTTCCAGCGGCGGACGCTGCGCTCCCGGGCACGCTGCATCTGGGAGATCTCGTAGGCGGTGTACTTTTTGCCGTTCCACTCGATGTCCCGGGCGTTCAGCTCCCGCAGCTGCTCCTGCGTCCATTGGGGCGGGTCGCCCAGCTCCGGGAACACCGCGAAAAAGGTGTGGCGGCAGTTCCAGCCGCAAAGGCCTGCGCCGGTACCATAGCCGGTGGCGGCTTCAAAGTCCGGGTAGTGCCTGCCCTTGTAGTCCACCGCGCCGCCCCGGTGAAAGCGCCGTCCCTGCCACTCTGCATGAGAAGGACGCGCGCCGCCATGGGCGGTCGTCTCCACAAATTCGCAGCCCATTTCGTCCATGCGGGCCACCTGCAGCTTGCCAGCTGTCTGGTTCACGCCAGTCAGGATGGCACGCCGTGCGGCCACCTCGATGCTGTCGGTGTGGCCGCTGGGATAGGTGACCATGGGCATGTCGTCTGCAAGGCTGTCCACAGCCTGTTTGACGGCGGTTTTGTAGTCGAAGGCACCTGTGCTCACTTTGAGCCATGCAGCGTCCAGCGTGCGCTCAAAGACCCCTGTGACGGTGTTTGCCGTGGTGGCGGTCAGATTCTGCCATGTGCCGCAGGTCTGCCGCGCGCCGGCATCCAGCAGGTTGTTCAGGGCGGCGCTCTCTTCAAAAGGGGACGGCTCCATGTCGTAGTGGTAATAGATCGCGTCCTCCCGCTCCATGGCTTCGGTGGCTGCCTGCAAAAGCAGCCTGCGGATTGCGGCCTCGCTCTTGCCGGTGTACTTCGCCAGCAGCTTCACCACGTCGTTGCGCAGCGCCTCGGTCTGCTGGTAGCGCCACAGCTGCCAGTTTGCGGTGGGGGTCACGGCGTCCATCTTGCCGATGCGCCGGGCCACGTCCTGCAGGATCTCGTCCTCCACCTGCTGCCAGAGCTGCACAAAGGCGTCCGGCATCTGGTCGAGGTAAGACGGCGGCAGCATCAGGCACCCCCGAAGGTGAGGGCTTCAGGGCTGCGGTTCTCAGCATCCGCTTCGGCGGCAATGGCCTTGGCATCGTCCTCGCTGTAGCCCTCAAACTCCACCAGATACCGCCAGAAGGGGAACTTGCCTGCGGTAACGTAGCCCCAGTACATCTGCTTGCGCTCCTTGGGGTCAGAGATGATGCTGTCGTCAAAGTCAAAGGTCACGTTGCAGTCGCCCGGCGGGGAAACGGCTGCGCCGCTGTTCCACTGGGCATCCAGCAGCTTGCTGATGGAGTATACCAGATCGGTCAGCGCATTGCCCAGCGCCCGCTGCAGATCCTTGACGGTAGTGTAGCTGCGCTGCTTGCTGCTCCTGATCTCCTCGGCAGTCTTGTCCACGTTCTGCGGGTCGGACAGGGTGCCGTAGGCAAGGCCGCACTGGAACTCCACCCGCTTGAGCATGGTATCCATCCCCCGACGATAACTTTCATCGCGCAGGGCAGGGGCAAACACCTCGTAAAGGTTCCGGCCATTGGCCCCGGAGCTGCCGTTCAACCAGTTGCGGTAAAGGCGCTGCTCACGCTGCGGCATAACGCTCTCGCCGTTGATGTCGGGCCGCAGGGCGGTCTGGTCAACGTCAAGGGCCAGCTGCCCGCCGTCATACTCCCACAACAGCCGCCCATACTGTTCATCGGCATCATGGATGGTGTCAACAGCAGCGGCATAGACGCTCACGCCCAGCGGGGAGTGCCGATCAGTGGAATTGCCGCTGGACACTCTGAAATAGCCCCAAAGCGGACGGTCTACACCGGAAAACTCAGTGTGCGGGGAGATCGCGGACCATTCCGGCACATCGGTCAGCGGGACTTCAATGCCGAGGTCTGCACTGGTCATGGAACGGAACGCCTTGACCGTGATGCTGTGCGTGCTGCCGGAAAACTCGTGATCTTCCAGACGGGTATAAATGCGGTTGCCGCGCACCAGATGGTCATAAAAAATAGCCCCGGTCATGCGGCCAGAGCTATCAAAGCGGGTAGGGCAGAAGCAGTCACCCTGCACAGCATCGATCTGGATGCAGCCCTGTGCATCGAGGAAAGGCCGGAACAGGATGCCGCCCAGCGCACAGCCGTATTCCACCGGGGTGCGCAGATCTGCAATGAAAGGCTGCAGCATGGTGCTGATGCTGTCGGCGCGGGCACTGCCGGAAACAATGCATTCCATTTCCAGCGTGGTCAGACGGGCCAGCTCCGATGCAACACTCTGGGCCAGCTTCAGGCTGTGCAGGGCGTTCTTGCCGCCGTGGCACCACGGCCCGCCGGTATCGTACATCTGCGCCCACAGGATGATCGCATTCTCCATGCTGTAGGACACGCTGGCGCTGACGGTGGTATTTTCACCGAACAGCAGCCGCGCTTTCTCCCGCAGCCAGAAAAGCAGTCTATCAAACATTATTTTCGTCTCCAGTCTGCCCAGCGGATCAGCGGGGCCAGTATCGTATAGCAGAAATAGCGAATGTCGTCCATGGCGTGGTCGTTCTCCTTGACGACACGATCTTCCTTCGCCTTGTCGTCCCAAGAGTACAGGCCAAACTCCCGGCGGGATGCCGTGCAGCTTTCGTGGATAGTCACAAGCCCGGCCTGCATCAGGGATGCCACGCAGCGGATGCCGTTCAGCACGTCGTTGTCTGCAGGGATCACCAGATACTTGCCGTGCCGCCGGATGGTCTCAATGAAGGAAGCAGCGGACGGGTCAACCACCACCGCCTGAATGTAATAACCCTTGGTCAGGCGTTCCAGCTCGGCATAGTGCTCTTCGTCCGTGCGCTGCACACGCTCTGCACGGCTGTCAAAATAGCTTTCCTTGATTCGCAGGGCCTTGCCATCATGAATGACCCACAGGCCCATGCTGCAGGGGTTGTGGGTGCCGTAGTCGATGGACACGTAAAACTGCCCGTCGACGTGGGAAGCATCGCCGTGAAAGAGGTAGGTGTCCTCTGACAGAGAAAAGAACGGATAGATCAGGCCGGAAGCGTTGCACCACTTGCCCAGTATGAAACGGTCATAGTAGACCGTTCCAGCAAGTTCATGCTTCAGATCATTCACGAACTTTGTCGGCAAAAACGGATTATCGTTGATTGTAGAGGTCTGACAGAAAACGTCCACTTTAGGATCGTCGATGAATTTTTTTAGAAAATGCTGTGGACTGTCTGGGTTTGCTGTACCGTCGAAATGACTGTGTGGGCAACGTAGGCGGGTCTTCAGCATCTGGAACACAGCTTCGTCCCAGGTGGTCATTTCGTCACCGTAGCCGTATTCGATGGTCATGCCCTGAATGCGGGCCACATGCTTTTTGCTGTCTGCACCGAGAATGTGCACCCGACGGCCAAACAGGCGCGCAGTGTTGTCACTGCTGATCGTGCCCACAAGCCCCTCGCCCCAGATTTCACGCATAGGGTCCAAAACGTTCCGGCTGAGGGTGCCCTGCGTATTTCCCAGCATAACGGCAGCGCCTTCACCACGCAACGCAAGCAGTCTCTTCGGAATGACCAGCGCATAATCCAGCCAGCTTTTTCCGGAACCGGTTGCTCCAACTTTTAGATTCCAACGGTGGTTGCATTGAGACAGGTATTCCAGCTGCTTAGTCGATAACACTGTTGACTCCCTCCAGTATCTCTTGGGCCTTCTTGAGTTGATCGGCAGAATTATCGGATGTTCCGTTGTACATACCTAAATGCTTGCCCAACAGGTCAAGTGCTCGGAGCTTATCTGCAAGTTTGACCTCGTGTTCCAAACCGTCCTCGCCAAAGCTCTTGACCTTGATGGACTGGATTGCGGCCAGATCATCCCGGGAAGCGTCCAGTTTGACAGAAGCAGTCTCCGGATCGATCAGGTCGCTGGCGTTGGCAAATGCAATCTTGGCAAGCTCTCGAACGACACGATCAGCAGATACACCGGTCCGGCGGCTCTGCTCAGCCTGCAGCTGGGCAATGCGATTTTGAATGCTAACATTTGCTAACAGCCGGGGTGCCTGTTCTCTTGCGGTTTTTGGGCTGTATCCGGCGCGGATGGCCGCTTGAGTGGCGTTCAGGTCGATCATATATTCTTCACAGAAACGATCCTGCTTGTCGGTCATCCTCACCACCTCTCTTGCCGTAAAATCAAAAAGCCGCCCGGAAGATCCGAACGGCAGGATATAACAAAGAAACCCGGCTGGTACATTCAGGCTGTTGGTCGGTAAAGGTGATCCTCTGCGTCAGCCGGGCAGCACAAAGCCCGCAGGAATGAAGGGAGTAAGTCTTTCCTGCGGGCTTCGGCATTTTAAATTTTAGCAGGGGTTGACAGTATTATCAAGTCCGGTTCGCTCCGGTTCAGTCCGGACTTTTGATATCCAGTCTTTTGATGGCCGCGCTGTGGCGCTGGAACATCTGGCTGCGAGAAATGCGGACGATGACTGCGATGTCCGGCCAGTCCTCCAGCAGGATGTACCGCCGGAACAGGATCATGAAATCCACCTCGTCGTCCAGCTGGCGGAACACCTCCATGATCTCGGCCCGGATGGCGTCGCACACGGCAGACTGCGCCTCAGCGGCCCGGCGGACCTCGTCGATGCGTTCCACACTGCGGGGCAGAGCCTGTCCGTCGCCGCTGCCGCCCGGCACAGGGGAAAAGCGCTGGGTGGTGTGGGTGGCATCGGTCTGCAGCATGGCCAGCTCGTCCAGTTTGAGCAGCTCGAACCGCTTGGCCGTCCGGTACCGCCAGAGCCATGCCTTTTTCTCTTCGTAGGTCATTTACAGTTCCTCCACCCGGACGAACACGCCGCAGGGGTCCGACCAGAATTTCTCCACGATCTCGCTGCACACCTGCGCGTCATCGGCCCAGAAGTGCAGGCGGGTCATTTCGTCCTTGAGGGCCTTTTCCAGATTGTCGGTGTCCGGCTTTGCGGTGCGCCAGCTGCCGTTTTTGCGGCCCTCGGCAGGAAAGCACCACTTGACCAGCAGCCGCACCGGACGGCCTGCGGGGATGGGCTTTTCCGGCGCGTGGGGTGCCAGATGGGCGTGGAGCTTGGCACGGGTCTGTTTCAGTTCCGAGCTGTCGTGGAGCACCGCGTGCGGCTGCCCGCCCTTCATGTAGGCGTGCAGCTGCTTTGCGTTGTGGGTGGTGGTGGGCGGCTGCATGGGGAGAAAGAATTGCATATACATGGGGTTCACCTCGTTTTTTCTTTTTTTCTGGTTTTAGCGCCAACGTGATGGGGAGGGTTCCCCGAATGGATGGGGGCTGTGGTCGCCCCATCCTTCGGGAGACCCCATCACAATTGCAGTTTTAGCTATTATATATAGGCTATTTTGCACTGCAAAATCTGCAGTCATAGCGGCTATAACTGCAAAATTGCAGTTTTTCGTGTCGTGCAAAATAGCGGCTATTTCTGCATTTTTACAACGAGCTGTAATTGAAACTATTACAAAATGTTTAACCTGCGCTGCCGGGTTCCTTGCGTCCCACTTTCTCGCCATCGATCCAGAAACGTCCGTCATCTTTCAGCCGCGTCTTGATGGTGCGGGGCTTCAGGTCCATGTATTCAGCCAGCGCATAGACGGTAACTTCGCCATCCATCATGCAGGCTTCAAAGGCGGTGTCCAGTTCGGCCTTTTTGTCCTTGGTCACCTTGCCTTTATCGCCCCAGCGCTTGGATGCACCGCGGCTGCCCAGCGTTTTGAAATCGTTGTCCGGCTGCAGGTCTTCCAGAAGGCCGCTGTCCTGCTTGTGCACGGGGTAGTCGAACCAGAGGTTCACCGGGTCGAAGCGGGCAAACTCGCGCAGGGTGCCCTCGATGCGCCATGCGGTCATGCCGTCGGCCTTTTTCTCAGCAGCCGCGACCTCAGCATCGATGGCCCGCAGATCTGCAAGGCCCAGTTTTTCCTTTGCGATGGTCAGCATCCGGTGGCGGCTGAGGGTATCATCCAAGCCGTAGGCATCCGCATGTCCGCGTTTGTCCAGCATGGCCTTGATCACGCGGCAGGCGGCTTTGTTATGCAGCTGTTCCCGGATGGCATCGGTGGGCACCAGCTCGGTCATGTCCAGCATGGCATCCGGGTCGCGGGCGAACACGCCGGAGCCGGATGCACGGTCCATGCTGCGCTTGCCGCCCTGCGCACCTTTGCTGTGGTGATGGCAGTAGATCACAGCGCAGTCCAGCGCACGGCACACAAGGTCGAACTGGTTGCAGAACTTTGCCATCTGGTCGGCAGAGTTCTCATCGCCGGTGATGACCTTATAAATGGGGTCGAGGATCACGGCGGTGTAGCCTTTTTTCTGGGCCCGGCGGATGAGCTTTGGGGCCAGCTTGTCCATGGGCACGGACGCGCCGCGCAGATTCCAGATGTCGATGTTTCGCAGGTTCTGCGGGGGCAGTCCGAGGGCGGTGTACACGTCCTTGAAGCGGTGCAGGCAGGAGGCCCGGTCCAGCTCCAGATTGATGTACAGTACCTTGCCCTGTGCGCAGGAGAACCGGCCCAGCCAGGGCGTGCCTTCGGCGATGGCGATGCACAGCTCGATGAGGGCAAAGCTCTTGCCCGCCTTGCTGGGGCCTGCCAGCAGCATCTTGTGGCCCTTGCGCAGCACCCCGGTGATGAGGGCATCGGCCAGCGGGGGCAGGCTCTCCCAGTCGTCGGCCAGACTCTCGGTCTCGGGTAGCTCGTCGGTCTCCGCTTCCAGCCAGTCGCGCCACTCATCCCAGCAGGATTTCCCGATGTTCGTTTCCAGCAGCACCTGCCGTTTGTCACCGCGCAGGATGCCGGGCATCCGGGAAAGGCGGGAAGGGTTGCGGTTCTGCTGGTCGATGGTCAGGCCGTTTTTCTGGCAGGCGGAATAGAGATAATCCACACGCCTGCGGTACTCGGCGTAGTCCGGGGCATCCACCTTCACGATGGCGTGGACGCTCTTGCCGCCAGAGTAGACCAGCGCCGCACAGGGCAGTTCCAGCTGCTTGATGATAGCCTGCTGCTTGCCCAGCTCCATGTTGTCGCACTCCACGAGGGCGTAGCGATAGGCAGTAATATTGGCATCCTTGCGTCCGGTGCCGTCCACAGGGTTGAAGCAGATCCATGCACCTACTTCAGGATCACAGTCGCCCACCACCTTGCCGAGGTCACCGCCGCAGGCATCCAGCTCGGTGATGAGCTGCCCTGCGGTGCGGGTCCAGCTGCCTTTTGCAGGGCGGCGGCGGTCGGCGGCCATAAAGCTTTCGGTCACATAGGCCACATATTCATCCGGCTCAAACAGGGCTTGCAGGTAGCGCTTGAGCTGGTCGGCGGGGTGCCACTCTTCGGGCAGGGCCAGCTCATGGGCTTCCACCCAGCGTGGGTCTACCAGACAGCCCTCGGTTTGTGCGCCGGTGCCGGCAGAAATATCATCATTCCAGTCCAAAGCGTGGCCTGCGGGGCCGCTCCATCCGTGGGAGTAGGCCAGTTGGAAAATGCTGCTTGCGGTGACGGGGCTGGCCCCGCCGCCGTGAAAGCTTTCCCATTTCTTGACGCACTCGCCCTTGTGATAGCGGCCCGCATCGCGGGTGCTCCACTGTTCCCAGAGGGTAACGGGCAGGCCGGAATCCTTCAGGGCCATGCCCACCATGAGCCATTCGTCATAGGTCAGGGCGGACGGGGATACGAAGTCCAATGCTTCCTTGAGTTCATTTTCATGTTCCATTCGCGTTACCATCCGAAGTCAATGTCTGATGTGGGCGGCTCCTGTGCAGGAGTGTAAGTCTTTGGGTTCACGCCCTTGGGCACGCCGCGCCAGCCCTGCACCGCAATGCGGTCGATCATGTGTTTGGCTGCATCGAAGCTCCACGTGCCCACGCTCTGGAAACCGTAACGTTCCAGCACGCGGATCTGCTTGGGTGTGGTCAAGCCTTCAGCGCGGCGTTTGTTCAACCGGTCCAGCAGCAGGGAAGCCTTACCAGCAGATTCTACAGCGTCCGGCAGGATGCCCATTTTCTCAAGAGCAGCAGTCTGTTCAGCGCTGGGCGGGCCTGCTTCCCAGCCAAAGGCCGGCACATATCCGGCAAGGTCTTCAGCCTGAATGCTCATTTCGTACTGCAGGGGGTCCACGAGACGGGCTTTTTTGCGGCGCTGTTCTTCCAGCTGTTTTGCAAGGGCTTCCTCCCGCTGGGTCACTACGTCCTCGCTGGCCTGTACGGCTGCTTCCTCGATGTCCTGCGGGCAGCCGCTCTCGGCCAGATTTTCGGTCATCTGCCGGGCCACGGCGCGGTCCTCACAGACCAGATCCGCCGGGCGGCAGAGCTCGTGCTTGTCGGTCATCCACAAAAAGTCGAGGAGCAGCAGGTCGGTCTTGTCCGGGGAAAGCCGGGTGCCGCGTCCCACCATCTGGCTGTACAGGCTGCGCACCTTGGTGGGCCGCAGCACCACCACGCAGTCCACAGACGGGCAGTCCCAGCCCTCGGTGAGCAGCATGGAGTTGCACAGCACGTTGTATTTGCCTGCATCGAAATCCGCCAGCGCTTCCTTGCGGTCGGTGCTCTGGCCGTTGACCTCGGCGGCACGGAATCCATGGGAGTTCAGCAGGTCGCGGAACTTCTGGCTGGTCTTGATGAGGGGCAGGAACACCACCGTTTTGCGGCCTTTGCAGCGCTGGGCCATCTCGGCGGCGATCTGTTCCAGATAGGGGTCCAGCGCAGTGCCGAGGTCTCCCACGGCGTAGTCCCCGCCGCTCATGGTGACAGAAGAAATGTCCAGCTTCAGCGGAATGGTCTGGGCCATGATCCTGCACAGATAGCCCTCTTTGATGGCATCGGTCAGCTTATACTCAAAGGCAAGGCTGTCGAACACCTCGCCCAGATTGCGCATGTCGCCGCGATCCGGCGTGGCGGTCACGCCCAGCACCTTGGCGCTGCCGAAGTAGTCGAGGATGCGGTGGTATCCGTCGGTAATGGCGTGGTGGGCCTCGTCGATGATGATAGTGCCAAAGTAATCATGAGGAAAGCGTTCCAGCCGGGCGGTGCGTTGCAGGGTCTGCACGCTGCCCACCACCACACGGAACCATGTATTCAGACAGGTGGCATCTGCCTTTTCCACCGCGCTGACAAGGCCGGTGGAGCGCTGCAGCTTGTCCGCTGCCTGTTCCAGCAGCTCACCGCGATGGGCCAGAATGAGCACCCGGTCACCGGCGCGCACCTGATCGGCAGCTACCGATGCAAACACGATGGTCTTGCCAGTGCCGGTAGGCAGCACCAACAGGGTGCGTATGTGGCCGTTCTCCCACTCGGCGTGGATGCGTTCACGGGCCTGCTGCTGGTAGGGTCTCAGTTCCTGCCCCATCAGAATGCCCCCTGCGTCCAGCCCTGAGTGGGTGCGGCCTTGGGTTCCGGCGGCGGCAGGAAGCGGGTGACTTCGTTGCTCTGGCCGGTCTCACCTGCATGAGGGCCGCTCTGCTTGGTGTACTCACGGATGCCCAGCTTGCACCAGCCCCGGGCACCCACGATCTCGTTCCAGCGGGGGCGGAAGGTCTCGCCCCGCTTGCACTGACCGATGCTCTCAAAGAAAGCGCCCAGCAGGCCCTGCGTTTTGGTGTGGAGATACAGGCGGTGGGTCACGGTAGTGTCGCCCTTGGCCCCGCCGAAGATCTTCAGGGTCAGCTTTGCCATGGAGCAGGGCGGGAGCTTTGCGCTGCCCTCAAAGCGGGCACGCTCCATACCGGTGACCTCAAAGGCATAATCGCCCTCGGGCAGGAGCACGAACTCCTGCTGCTCGTTGGTAAATTCGTCGTCCCAGCTCAGGGCGCGGTCGGTGGTATTCATGTCGTTCATAAGTAATTACTCCTTTATTATAAAACTCCTTCAGTCACGCTTACACGTGCCAGCTCCCTCCGTGAGGGAGCCTGTTAAAACGGGATATCACGGTTGTCCAGCACCATCTGGAACACCTGCGGCCATGCGGCGATCAGACAGCCCTCCACAAAGTCAGCGGGGTAGTCCTTGATGGGCATATCCTCCGGGAAATAGCCCCGTTTGCCCACAACGCCCTGCAGTTCTTCACAGCTGACCTTGTTGGCGCTCATCAGAGCGGCCAGCTTTTCGGGCACGCCCAGACTGAGCAGAACATTTTTCTCGGAGCTTTCCTGCAGCGGTGCGGGCTGCGGCTGAGCCACCGGCTTTGCTTCCTGCTGCTGGCTGGGCAGGATGTCGGCCTCGGCCTTCGGGACGGGAACTCCCTCAGTCTGCTTCGCAGCCAGCTCCCTCTGGGAGGGAGCCTTTTGGGCGCTGCTTCCAGGGATGCAGGCGGCAATGCTGGCATAGTCAAAGGGTACTTCCTCCGGCAGGTCAAAGCGGTTTTTGGCATCCCAGCAGGGGTGATGCGCGGTGTACAGTACACGCCTGCCGCCGCTGGCTTTGCTCTTGGCGTTCTTGCCGTCGCCCACCTTTTCCACAACGGTCTTGTAGTTGGCAAACAGCAGCATATCGCACCACTCGCGCAGCAGCGGGGCCACCTGTTTGGAAGTTTTCATGCTCCAGCGGTCGTAGTTGCCCACGGCATCCGGCTGCTCAAATTTGGTAATAGCGGCATGGGCCAGCACCACCACGTTGTGCCCGGCCTGCAGCACCTCTTCCAGCGCGTCCAGCAGCTTGCCGAACTCTTCCTTAACATAGGTGTAGCCTTTGCCGTAGCCGAAATCTTCGATGCCGTTCACCTTGGCTTTGGCACACACGGCCTGAATGCACAGGCGTTCAGCCCAGTCGGCGGTGTCGATGACCAGCGTGCCGCAGGGGATGCTGCCCTTGCGCACCTCGGCCACCTCGTCCAGCAGCATGGCCCAGCTGGTTGGCTGGGGCAGGCGGGCCACATTCAGCCTTTTGGTGCCGCCCTCGGTGTCGATGAAAACAGGATTCGGGAAATGGGATGCAAAGGTGCTTTTGCCGATGCCCTCCGGGCCGTACAGCACGGTCTTGACCGGGGAATCCTGCACCCCGGCAGTGACTGCATACTTGCTCATTTAGAACGCTCCTTTCGTCCAGCTCTTCTGCTGGGGCTTTTCGGTGACGGGCGGCAGGGTGGGTTCGGCATCCTTCACCATGCCGTCCTCAATGATGATCTGGCATTCACTGCCGGTGGAAACGCGGGTGGCGATGGCCTGCAGGCCTTCGGCTTCCAGCCAGACAGAGAACTCCTGCAAGGTGGTCATGTCCATTTGTTCCAGCTTGTCCAGCAGCACGAAGCCGCAGTCCGGGTTCAGGCGGCGGACGATGGCAGCGGCCACCCGCAGCTGGTCGCTGCCGGACATGTCCCGCCAGTGCTTACCATTATAAGTAAGGGCACCGTCCTCTACGCCAAGGCCCGGCAGGGGCAGGTCGGCACCGTTCAGCAGGGCCATACGGTCGGCACGCTTCTGCGTGATGGCTTCAGTCAGGCGCTTATATTCACTGTCATACTGGGCGGCTTCGTCCTCGGCCCGAGATTTTTCCAGATTGGCCCGCACCTTCTGGTTGATCTCCTCAATATCCCGGATGGATGCTTCCAGTTCGGCAGTGGATTCGTCCTGCAGCTGTTCCGCCGTTTTACTGGCATCCATGGCCTGCGTGAACAGCAGCGTGTGCTTCTTGCTTACTTCTTCCCTCTGTGCAGTCAATTCGGCGATGCGTTCATCCAGACGGTGCATTTCTTCCAGTGTTGCATCCCGCTGGCGGGCCAGCTCATGGAACTGCTGACGCTTGCGCTGATTCTCGCCGTTGCGGGCCAGAATTTCCTGCTGCTGGCGGATGAGGTCGGACGCGCTGACCGGCTTTTCCGGTGCATCCGGGTAGGAGATCAGCTCCTCGGCAAAGTGCTTTTTCTGTGCGGCCAGCTGGCCGGTGAAGGTGCGCTTGTCGTACAGGGCCTTGATCTCCATGTCACGGGTGTGCAGCTCGGTGCCGATGCCGATGATCCGCAGCAGGATATCGGCCTTTTCCTTGTCGGTGGCTTCCATGAAGCGGGGCAAGTCCAGCGCCAGCGGCTCCACAAAGGCGTTCAGCAACTGCTGCCCGCTGCGCCGCCCGGTGGGGTCAGTGACGGTCAGACTGGCATTCTTGCCCTTGCGTTCCACCACCACACCGTTGGAAAGCTTGACCTTCAGATGCGCCGGAGCCACTGCGCCGTCCCGCTGGGCAGCGTCCGGGCGGAAACGGTCGCCGCCGAGGGCCCATGCCAGCGCGTCCAGAACACTGGTTTTGCCCTGATTGTTGTTGCCGCCCACGATAGTCAGGCCAGTGGGCGACGGCGTGAGTGCAACGGCCTTGATGCGTTTGACGTTTTCGGCCTCTAAGGCCATGATCTTTACAGACATGCGGATACCTCCCCTTGAGCGGATGCGAGTGTGTGAACGAACTGGTTGATTGCGGTCTCCCGCTGGTCGTTCGGCAGTTTGCGGAACTGCATTTTAGCGGACTGAACGATGCTGGTAATGGAGCGCCCGGCCAGAATGATGCTGTCGTAGGCATCGCGGGCATCCTGTTCCTGCTGTGCCTTATAGTCCGCAGTCATTCCGGCCGCGATCTCGTAAGCTTTTTCGCCTGCCCGCCGGTCTACCTCTTCCTCATCCACCACAGCGGCGATGGGCTGCTTTTTCAGAGCCGCATTTTCTTCCTGCAGCTTGTCGGCCCGGAGCTTGGCCGCTTCGGCCACCTGCCGGGAGCCGGAAAGCTGGTTCTCAGCATCCTTGGCTCGGGCTTCGGCCTTGTCGGCACGGTCTTTTTCCTGTGAGACCTTCAGACCCAGCCGGTTGCAATCCTTGGCGGTGCTCAGCTGATCAGCACGGGCCTTGTCCCGTTCGGTTTCGGCCTTTTGGGCACGTTCGGCCAGCCCGTTGATGTCGGCGTTGGCGGCTTCCAGATGGGCTTCGGCAGCATCCGCACGGGATTTTTCGGCCTTGAGCTGGGCCATAAGCTCCTGATACTCTTTGTAAGTAGTGATGTCACCGGTAAAAACGGCTTGCTTGACCACCTCCGGGGTGCTGGGCTTGGCCGCAGCATACAGCAGTTTCATAGGCTGAACGTCCAGAATGGACTTGCCTTCCAGCTGGATGTTGCCGAACTGTTCGGCAACTCTCACCATGTTGTCACCGGTGTCCCGGCTGATACCGACAGCGGTGCACCACTTGCCCCAGCTGCCCTGATAGTGGTTTGCGGTCAGATCGTGGGCGTGCTTTGCGGCCATAATGCGGGCCATATTGCCGGTGATGAAGGTCTGCGCATCCTGCAAAAGCAGGGCGTTTGTCTGGTCGTCTGCACCAAAGTCAAAGGTGGGTGCGGCGGGATTACTCAAAGAGCTGCCGGAGGTGGCGGATAGTGCAGCATTCTTTCCGGTTGCATTGCCCGGAGCATCGGAGCCGTTGGCAGCATCTGCCGTCTCCGTCGTAGGGCTTGACCCCTCCGGCGCTGTCGGGGATGCCGCAGTTTGGCTTTCCGCAGCAGTGGCAGCATCCAAACACTGCGTGGATGGGGTAGGGTGTTCTTCCACCGGTTCAATGGGCGCGTTCTTGCAGGGCTTGGCATTTTTCAACGCGTCCAGCATTGCGCAGTCGATTTCATACTCATCCAACGGGGCGAACTCCGCGCCATTGGTCAGGAATGCCTGCGGAGTCAGATTCTTGTCTGCCGCTCTGGCCAGCTCAAATCTATGCGTCA